AAGAGAAAGTGTTTAAGAAACGTTATGACGACCTTAAACGACATTACGATTCTACTGTCAATAAGCATAAAGACGATGTTGAAAAACTAAAACGTCAGTTAGCAGAGAATGCTGACAAGATTAATTTGCCAAAGACAAAAGAAGAAGTAGATGCTTGGAAGTCAAAATACCCAGATGTCTATGACATTATAGAGACCATAGCTTACACTAAAGCAGATGAAAAAGCTAAAAAAGTGGAGTCTAATCTTAAAGAACTAGAGAGCCAACAAATGGCCGTTCAAAGAGATAAGGCAGAAGTTGAATTAGCTAAATTACATCCAGACTATAATGAGATTAGAGCAGATGAAAAATTTCATGAATGGGTAGGAAAACAAGACTCTACAATTCAAGGTTGGTTATATGAAAATACAACCAATGCAACTTTAGCGGCTAGAGCTATAGACTTATACAAAATGGATACAGGATATAGCAAAAAGAAAACAGCTAAATCAGTTGAGGCATCTAAATCTGTTACATCTACTAATAAACGTGAAGTAGATACTTCAAATAAAAAAATGTGGAAGATTAGTGAAATAGCTAAACTTAGACCACAACAATTTGCGAAGTATGAAAAAGATATCGACTTAGCTAGAAAAGAAGGTAGAATTGTCAATGGTTAATCTTTAACTGTCTATAGGAGGACAACATGGCAATATCAAAATCGGCGGGTTATGATAACCTACCATCGGGTAATTTTTTACCGATTATTTATAGCCAAAAAGTCCAGAAGTTCTTTAGAACTGCATCAGTAGTAGAAGATATTACTAATACTGATTATGCAGGAGAGATTGAAAATTTCGGAGACACAGTTAACATTATTAAAGAGCCAACAATTACAGTAAGCTCATACACAAGAGGTGGACAAATCAACATCCAAAATTTGGCTGATGACCAACTCCAACTTACTGTAGACCAGGCTAATGCATTTGCATTTAAAGTTGACGATATCGAAGAAAGACAATCTCATATTAACTTTGAGGCTTTGGCTACTTCTTCTGGAGCATATGCTCTAAAAGATTCATACGATGAAAACGTAATTGCGGCAATGTTTTCGGGTGCAGGCACCACTGTAGGTTCAGACGGTTCTGGAACTGACACAGGTTTCGGTACTTCAGAAACTGACCCAACAGATATTTTAGCAAACTCTGCTAAAAGATTACATGCGGCAGACGTACCAACAGATAACAGATGGTTCTTAGGAACTCCAGAGTTTTACGAACAGCTTGGACAAGCTAGTGCAAAACTAATGGATGCGTCTGTTACTGGTGACGCAACTTCACCATTGAGAAATGGTAACGTCATGGACGGTTTAGTTAATGGTTTTAGATTATATATGACCAATAACTTTGCGGCATCATCGACTTCTAACTATTTTAAAGTAATGTTTGGACACATGTCTTCAACAGCTACTGCAAACCAAATTGCAAAAACTGAAGTAGTTAGAGACCCAGATTCATTTGCGGACATCGTAAGAGGTTTGCATATATTTGGTAGAAAAGTGCTTCGTACGGAAGCTCTTATCGCAAGACACTTACTAATAGATTAATAGGAGGAAATACTAATGGCAACAGTCGATAAAACAACTGGCGGTACGGCAGGACATCCTTCTACTAGAAGAAAGCCTTACTGGGTAGAAAATACAGTGGACTTTTCACTGTTCGACCCTGCGGCTAACGATGTAGTACAGATGTTAAACGTACCTGCTGAAACTCTTGTTATCAATGCAGGAATTGAAGTACTAACTGCTTCACCTTCAAGTGTTACACTTGATGTAGGTGATGGCGGCGATGTAGATAGATACATTGATGGTCTAGACTCAACGTCTACAGGCCATGGTGCTCAAGTAGCTAACGCTTCAAACGTAGGCCATGTATATGGTTCTGCTGACACAATTGATGTCAAAGTGTTAGGTGCAACTGATAACGCAAGTAAACTAAGAGTGTGGGCAGTAATGTGTGATGTAAGCGGTTCAGATGAAACTGCTTCTAACAGCTCATAATTTATAATATATTAGGGGGCCTAGTGCCCCCTTTATTACATGGCTAAATACTATTGTTCTGTATACAACGATATAGAAAAAAGATTTAGCTCTACAAATAACGCAGATGGTTGTTGGGAATCATCTAGACTGGGATTAACAAAAGATTACTTTCCAGGAAACCCTAATACAAAACTTATAATTAAAAACAAATTAGAAGTAATGTTTTGGCCCCCAAAATTGTGTTCAGATAATACAATGAGACCAATGGGTTTTGAAGAATGCACATTTATCTGGGATAAAAATAAACAAGAATATAAAGGTGAATGTACCCAGTGTGGTCAGTGTTGTGGGCTACATGATAACAAACCTTGTAAATATTTAAAAAAATATGACTGAATGGAATATGACAGCTAGTCAAAAAAAGATTGAATTTTTTGAAGATAGCCAAGATGAATTATACGAAAGAATAGAATTAATAGAAGAAAAACTAGAAACAATTATAAAATTATTAGAAGATATAAATATTAATTGTGCTAGAATTTAGTCATGATTAAAGTCGTCATGGCAATAATTATAACTTCGATGCCTAATTGGCCATCGGTAAAGTATCAAGGATACTTATATCCAGACATGGATACATGTTTATCATCTACTCAATTATATGTAGAACAATTTAGAGCGTACGCTAATAGTCAAGGAGACTATGATG